AGCAGAATGGAAGATGTTTGGAATGTACTTGTTAGTATTATTTTTATTGGTAGCCTCACATACTGCTTTCTCTCAGGTAAAAGTGATACACTTTAATGCTGATTTTAATTCAGCTAATGATGTTATTTGGTTTTCAAAATTAAAAGAATGTGATAGACAAACACTTTTGATAGAGCAAAACGATAATCAAGCTAAATACGAAATAGCTATTGTACCAACAATAGTAGTGTTTGATGATGGTGAAGAAGTAAAAAGATTTCAAGCAGACATAAGCTTTAAAATGGCTGCTACAAGAAAAGAAGTACAAGAATATATTGATGAATTAATAATAAGCAAATTCTAATGAACAGATTTACTAAATTTTTATATGCGTTTATTATGGTTGTAGTGTTTACACTTTCAACTGCTTTTTCACAATGTCCTAACGGAACTTACTTAAATGTAGTTATTAATCCCGACCAATACCCACAAGAAACATCTTGGGTTATCACCAATGCTTACGGAGACACTATAGTCACAGGAGGGCCTTATACTGATATAATAGATTATTCACCTCAAGTAACACAGCTTTGTGTTCCTAATGGTGACTACTACTTTGACATATACGACACCTATGGAGATGGAATACAAGGAAGTTTATGGGGAGGACAAGATGGTTCATACTACTTAATAAGATGTAATGATACTATAGTTGAAATGGATTCAGCTAACTTTGGCACGTATACATACCATGAATTTACAGTAGAAGACTGCCCTCCTCCGCCACCTATATATGGTTGTATGAATAACAACTTTGTAGAGTTTTTACCAACAGCAACAGTAGACACAGGGATGTGTTTTACTGATAAAGTTTTCGGCTGCACAGAAGAAGACGCTTTTAATTACGATAGTCTAGCTAACACAAATATATTGGTAGACAGCTGTTTACACACCTTAGAGCTTACAGACTTAGCTGGTAATGGCTGGGCTGGAGCTTTTCTACAGGTATTTCAAGGTGACAACTTTTTAGGTATATTTACTTTAGAAGAAGGCTTTGACACTACTTTTACTTTTGAATTAAGTATATCAGAGCCTGTAGAGATAAAATTTAACACTACACAACAATCACAATTTACATCAGTACAATGTGGTTATAGCTTATATTCAGAAGAACACTTAACAATAAGCGAACCAGGAGGTTTTGCAAATCCTTTAATTCCTTTTGCAATAAATACAGGTATGCCTTATTGTGGCAATAGTTGTGTAGAAAAAACATTTGGCTGTACAGATGATACAGCTTTAAATTATAACGAGAGTGTTAATACAGATGACGAAAGTTGCTACTACGTTGCTGGGTGTACTAATCCAATATACTTAGAATATAGCGAAGAAGCTGACTTTGATAACGGAAGCTGTGAAACTCTTGTTGTTCTAGGCTGTATGGATGAAGCAGCCTTGAATTATAACCCTGAAGCAAACACACAACTAGAAGGTTCATGTGTTGATGTAGTTTTAGGATGTATGAATGAATTGGCGTTTAATTATAACCCAAATGCTAACGTAGATGACGAAAGCTGTATACCTTTGTTGTATGGCTGCATAGACCCTGCGGCATTTAACTATTGCGATACTTGTAATACAGACAACGAAAGCTGTATAGAATATTATTATGGATGTACAGACAGCACAGCAATTAATTATGACGATAACGCAAACTCTGATAATGGGTCTTGTGTTTATCCTTTGTCTGGCTGCACAGATGCGACTGCTATTAATTATAATGTCGAAGCTAACATATCAGACAGTAGTTGCTATTACTCTGCTGGTTGTAGCGTTGGTGATGTATACTACATTCCTAATGCGTGTTTTAGCTGGGTTATCCAAGTAGACCCGTATTGTTGCAACTCAACATGGGACGATGGTTGTGATGGGCTTTACGAATATTGCGTAGACGGATGGACAGGGCCAGTAAGCGTTGAGACTTTTGACAGACTTGGAATAAACCCTTACCCAAATCCAACTAAAAATACTATTAATTTTAATAACTTTGTAGACGTTGAGGTATATGATACAAAAGGAATTTTGGTAAACAGACACAAAAACATTAATGTTTTAAACTTGCCAAAAGGTATGTATCACTTATTAATAACATTTGATGAATTAATTTTCAACAAAACAATAGTTAAATTATAATGGCTGAAAAAAGAAAAAAGTCTAAAGCAATTAGAAAAACCACTAAAGGCAAAGGAGCTAATTATAGGTCTACAAAGTCTGGAGCTGGTATGACTCGTAAAGGAGTTAAAGCGTATAGAAAAGCAAACCCTGGTAGTAAATTAAAAACTGCCGTAACGGGAAAAGTTAAAGCTGGGAGTAAGTCTGCAAAAAGAAGAAAGTCTTATTGCGCAAGAAGTTTAGGACAACTAAAAAAGAGTAGTGCTAAGACTAGGAATAATCCTAAATCAAGAATAAGAGCCGCTCGTAGGCGGTGGAAATGTTAATTATTAATGAAAAAATGTAAGTGTATGTACGGAAGTAAAAGTTATGGCAAAAGTAAAATGAAAGCTGCAATGCCTAAAAAGAAAAAAACTACAGCTAAAAAAAAGAAGGTTGTTAAAAAGAAAAAGTAAATATTATTACGATTATACTAGAAATATGAGTGACTACAAACAACAAACTAGTTGTGATTGCGATAGAAACTTGGTTGCCTGCGTTTGCATTATGTCTGAAGCTGTCCAAAAAGAATTAAAGAAAAAAGAAGACGAAGCTTTTTTTGATGCTTGGACTGAAAGCTTAGAAAAGATGGAGCAGCCTAAGGCTTGTAATATAGATAATCCTGACTGCGAAAACTGCGGTAGTTAAATAAATAATTATGAACCCAACAAATAACAATCCTTTATACAAAAACAGTGTAAAGAAAAAGAAAAAAACAACTGCTTCAAAGAAAAAAAAGAAAGTAGTTAAAAAGAAAAAAAAGTGTTAATATGCTAAATAATATATTAGGAGGAATACTTGGTAAGGTAGTAGACAACGCTGAGGGTATACTCGACAAAGTAATTACTACTGACAAAGAAAGAGACGAAGCTAAACTACAGCTACGTAAAGTTTTGTTAGACGCAGAGAAGGAAGCTTTTAACAAAGAGGTGGAAGACAGAAAGGACGCTAGAAGCTTGTACAAAGATGATGCGATTATACAGAAAGTATTAGCAACATTGTTTACCGTAGCTTACTTTGGCATAAGCTTTGTTATGTTTCAGCACTTTGTTAATGGCAGCATTGATATGGGAGAGTTTGAGATAAGCTTTATATCTACTATATTTGGAGCTATGTCTGCAAAGGTTAATACAATAATAGACTTCTTCTTTGGAGGAAGTTCTAATAAAGATAAAAAGTAATATGCCAGCTAAAAAGAAAAAATCAACAGTTAACGCTAGTGGTAACTATACTAAACCTACAATGCGTAAAAGACTTTTTAATTCTATAAAAGCAGGAAGCAAAGGAGGTAAGCCTGGACAGTGGTCTGCACGTAAAGCTCAGATGCTTGCTAAAAAATACAAAGCTGCTGGTGGTGGATACAGAAGTAAAAAATAATGGCGCTAACTAAAAGACAAAAAAGTTTAAAGAAATGGACTAAACAAAAGTGGAGAACTGCTTCTGGTAAAAAGTCTAGTAAAACTGGTGAAGTCTATGCTCCATCAAAAACTATTGCACAGCTTAAAAAAACAAAAGCTGGTAAAAAAAAGTTAGCAGCAGCTAATGCTAAAAAAAGAGCTGCAACAAAAAAAGGTAAGCAGCACGCTAAACACGGATTGCATAAAGGCAAAAAAAGATAATGAATTTACAAGTATTAAGATTTAGTAGCGGTGAAGACTCAACGTCTGGATTATTGTTTGAAACAAACTTAGACATGAAGTCTTTTTTATGCTACACGTTAGAAGACGAAGCTAGAGACATAAAAATAAAAGGTGAAACTAGAGTCCCTGCTGGCACGTATAAAATAGAATTAAGAACCGAAGGAGGATTTCATGGAAGATACGCTAAAAAATATTCTGGTATGCACATTGGTATGTTGCATATCGTTGACGTTCCTGGGTTTGAGTATATTCTTATTCATACTGGAAACACTGATGAACATACTGCTGGCTGTCTTATCGTTGGAGATAGTCAAGAAAACAATAACATTCTTAAAGATGGTTTTATTGGAAAGAGTGTTAATGCCTATAAAAGAATCTATCCGAAAATAGCAAACGCTATTAAGTCTGGAGAAGATGTTACTATAACCTATATAGATTACGATATAAAACTATAAGTATTAATTTAATATATTTGCATATATGGCTAAATCTATAACTCTCAACTCAACAACAGCATTTAAGGCAACCGACAACGGACTTTCTAAAATACTTTTTGACTTTCAAAAAAACTTTACAAACACCGTTGATAGTGACTCTGTTCAATATGGAGAAATAACCATTCCTACAGTATCACTTATTACCTTAAACTTAGCCACTCCAGGAGCAGGTGTTTTTCTTTACGTAGAAAACATTGAAGATGAAGATGATTCGGAAGTTCAAGTTCATTATGGTTCTGTAACTTTTGCTACATTACGACAAGGAGAGTTTCTTTTTGTTAAATTAAGAACTAGAGATGACATTAAGTTAAGGCTTAACAATGATGCAGGACAAGCTACTTGTAAATATTTTTTAATAGAATTTTAATCATGGCAAAAACTTACACTTTAAAAGCAGATGCAGATATTACTATAACAGACAGTGCAAGCAACACGATAAATACTATTTCTGTTACAGAAACATTTGCAGCAATTAACTCAGACACAGTTGTTACTGGTACAGTATCTATAGCTAGTGGAGCTACGGAGCAGATTAACGTTACTACAATAGGAACTAGAGCTTTAATTCTTTTAAAAAACGACAACACTACTGGAGCTGCGGAGGCCAGACTTTTAAATAACGCAACCATAGTCACAGACTTAGCTTACGGTGAATGGTTATTTATGCCTGTAGATGCCGCTGGAACAAACATAAACGTTAAAGCTGAAGGTGGTGCAGTAGAAATTACATACGTTATAGTTGAGCAATAAGATTCCTATTTGGCTAAGTGATTGGACTTTTAAAGATTCCAAAGGTTACACTATAATCGTAAGAGACGTTTTCATTAAAGGAGAGTCTGATAATCAGTTTATTAACAATCCTATGTTGGTAAAAAAAGCATTAAGTAAGTATGGTAAAGTAAAAAAATCGCAAACTTACAAACCAATTAATGTCGTTTTAAAGTCTCAACACGGCTATGGGCCGAGATATGAAGACGAAAAACTTTTTACAAAATGAAACCAAAACAAGATACCGAAGGTATAAAAAAATATCTTTTAGCGAATCCAGAACTACTTAACTCTAAATATGCGCATACAGCAAAGCTATTTGATACTAACTATGAAGTTGTAAGAAGTATAGCAAGGAAGCTAAGAGAAAAAATAAACCCACAACATAGTAAAGAAACTACAAACTTTGAAGAAAATAAAGACGGAGCTATAGTCACTTGTGAAGACAGCAAACGAGTTAAGTCTTTAGATGACCTTTTAGAAGCTTGTAATGTAGACTTAGATGTTTGGGAAGTAAATAAGTACGATATAGGTACTTATGAGGTTACAGGCTTTGATAAAGCTAAAAGACCTATAACAGTTCCAATGTTTAGGACGAAAGCTTGGTTAAAGAAAATAAACCCATTACAAAACATAAAAAAAATAAGAGAGGAGCTAATAGAAGATTTAACTCCTCTTTTTTATTCTAAGCCTAAATGGATAATAAGGCCAGACAGCTATAAAGAAGACGACCCACACCTTTTAGAAATTAATGCCTTTGACTTACACTTAGGTAAGATAGGAATAAAAGGTGACGAGTACAGCCTTGAAATAGCTAGAGAAAGAATGATTAACGCATTAACACACTTAGTAAAGAGAGCAAGTGGTTATTGTGTAGATGAAATTCTTTTTGTTGTAGGTAATGATTTTTTAAACTCAGACGGAGACTTTCCGTTAGCAGCAACAACAAAAGGAACGCCACAATCTAATACAGATACGGGAATGCAAATGTATAGAGCTGGACGTAAACTAATTGTAGAGTGCGTTGAAATGCTAGTTGAGTATGCTAATGTTCATATTGTTGTAATTCCAGGTAATCACGACAGAGAGTCTATGATGCACATAGGAGACGCTTTAGAGATGTTTTATGAAAACAACGAAAATGTCTCTGTAGATAATAGCGACAGCATGATGAAGGCGTACAGGTACGGTAGATGTCTTATTGTTAATGACCACGGAGATGGTGCAAAACTTATAAACTTACCAGGTATAGTGTCTCAAAGATATAGAGACGTGTGGAGTGAAGTAAAGTATGTGGAGGTTCATAGAGGACATCTACACACTAATAAGTCTTATAAGATGCAAGCCGTTGAAGAACTTAACGGACTTACAGTAAGAAATCTATCATCAATGTCTGCTACTGACGACTGGCATGATATGAAAGGTTACGTTGGTAACGTAAAGAAAGCTTCCGCTTTTGTTTGGAGCAAGTACAATGGAGTACAGGCTAAGTTAAACTACAATGTAGAGGTTTAATTTTTAGACAACAACTCTAAAACTTCTGTTAAAGATTCGTGTCTATGATTGTCTTCAAGTACAATTCTATATACATATTTAGAAGCGGTTATTTTTGATACTTCATGTATTGCAGAATAATTTCTGTCCTTTAAGTCTATTTGTTGTTTATCTCCACAAAAAATCATCATAGAGTTTTTTCCAAGTCTACTTAAAGCCATTTGAAACTGAGACCTTGTTAGGTTTTGAAACTCATCTACAATTACAACAGCATTATCAAAAGTCCTACCTCTGAAGTGAGCTAAACTTACCAGCTCTATGTCTTCATCGTTAGTCATTTTATCAAGCTTATCTGGTTTGTTGTAGACTTTACGCATATTAGACATGATAGGCACTAACCACGGCTCCATTTTTTCTTTTTCAGAACCAGGTAAAAAACCATTATCTTCAGTAGAAACAGTAGGACGAGTTATAATTATTTTATTATACTCTCTTTTAAAGAACATATCAAGAGCGGTTTGTACGGCCAACAAAGTTTTACCTGAGCCAGCTTTGCCAATAACAAAACTAAATGGATGCTTGAGTATTTCTGATTTAGCAAGCTTTTGCTCGTCAGACAGCTTAATAGCAAACCTTATAGCTCCTTTTGGAGAAGGTTTACCTTTATTTTCTTTCATATTTGTATGGAGGTTTATTATATTCTGCAATCAATAAAGAATCAATCTTTTTTATCATTGCAACGTAATACCTTCTTAGTCTCTGTAGCTTGTCTTTTTTTGTCATTATTTTTGATTTAGTAATTTTTAGTTTTTAAAATAATCGTCTTGGAATTTTCCATGAAAAGGTTTTGATTTTACACCAGTCCTTTCATTAAATGAAGCTGTAGGATACTTAAATCCAAACATCATTTGAAACCCGTAATCTTCTGTGATTACTTTAGGCAAGTCTACATATCTACTCGCTGGGTCTTTTGGGTCTTTATACTTAATTATGTTTTTTATTTTACTCATGCGTGCCATTCTTCATCAAAATACATTCCTTTTACATCTATATCATCTTCTATTTCAAATAAGATGTGAGGAGGTTTATCGTTATTAATCCAATCATCACAAAGATTATAAATTTCTGAAATACCAAACTGCATAGACTCTTCGTCATCTAATCCGACCCCAGGCTTAACATAGTATTCTAATTCTAATCTTACTTTTATTATTGGCATATTATTCCCAAGGTCTAGGTTTTCTTTTTACAGAACCGTCTGGCCCTTTCCTAATAGTTGCAAACCCAGTTCCTTTTTCTCTTTGTTGTTGCATATAGTTTTCACAACACATTGCTTCTGGAACAACCACCTTGTCCTCTACAACTTTTACTGTGTATTCAGCTATATATTTAGATTTTTTGCACAGCTTACATTTAAACTTACCCATTAAAAATCTTCTTTTAAAATGTTATAAACTGCTAAGTCAAGACTTTTTATTTCTTTATAAATTTTCTTAGCCTCACGTTTAGCTTCTGCTAACTTATACTTAGGAACGTCAGTTCCAGTTGCGTTGTTAATTAAAATGTGTGCCTTTTTTAAAAGTTCACTAGTTTTACTATTCATTTTCTTCATCTTGTATTGCTATTTTTAAAAGTACTAAATATCCTATTAAATCATCTATAGTATCTAAAGTATTTTCAGTTATACCCTTGTTTTTAATTCTCATCATCTTGTCGTCTATACGACAACAAATAGATTCTACAGCTCCCAATTTACTAAAAATTTTAGCAGGTTTTGTTGCTGAGTCTCCATATTGAGCATTTTTTTTAATTAAAAGTTTCTGTATGTCAGACATTGTTTTTTCAATTCTGTACTTAGTGTCTCCAGCGTGTTTACTTTGCATCTTCTCCTTTTTTAACATTTTTTTCTAATTCTAATTTAACATCATTTATAACATCCATCATTACATCTACCACGCCATCTAAGTCTTCAACAGAATCACCCATGTTTTTTATCATCTCATCTTCGTATTGTCTAGCAAGCTTTATAAGTCTATTAAACTTTAGTTTTACTACTTTTGAATGACTACCCTTTAATAAGTATAATTGTTCGTTAAAACACCTAAAGGTGGCAAATGCAAGTGTCAAATCTATTTGATGCTCCCTTGTTATTTCATATTTCATAACTATAAAAGTTTAAATAATTTATTAATGTTTTCATCCATATTGTCAATTACATTAAAATAAGCAACAATATTGTTATCAATACTTTTTATTTTAACTGGAGATATTGTTTTTTTAGAAAGAGCTAAGTCTTTTATTTCTTTTTCTTTCTTCCAGTTTGCTGATTTTTTTTGATAGTAACCAGGATACTTTGCCCTGATTTTATCTAAGCTTCCTTTTTTCTGCATTAGTCTAATTTTGTTTTTAAATGTTCTATAATGTTATTCATCTTACGTCTGTAATATAAATCAAACTCAACGTATTGTGTGCTGCCATCAGGGCCTACTTCAGTTGGCTGTTCTTTTTCCCAAAGTCTGTAAAGTACATTTCTCATTCTTTGACTTGGCGTTTTAGTTTCAAACTCAGCTTCTTGACCTGCTGTTTCAACTAAGTCTACCATTTCTTTTTGCACGGGTGAGGTAGATATTACCACGTATCCTGGTTGTTTTAAAAGTCCAAAAAGTCTAGCCATTGTTTCTGCTGACAATTCAGGAGTTCCTAATACTACTTTTAACGATGAGTCTGCCATAGTTCTTATGCCATCTATTCCCCCTTCAAATACAACTGTGTTTTTCATAATTATTTAGTTTTTAATGTTAAGTAAATTAAGTCTTCAAATTGCAGTCCAGCTTCTACAAACTTAGGATGCTTAGATAAAAGCTCTATATGTTTAATTCTTAATTCTTTTGGATTTTTAATGTACTTGCTTCTTGTTGTGCCAGCAACATTTATAATTTTTCCAAACTCTTCTTGCGTTATGCTAAGAGCTTTAACAGTCATTTTAAAATTTAATTTCATTTTTTTTTAATTAATATGTTAATACAAGTCTTCGGCAGTTAATGTTACTAAGTTTAATTTACCATCAAATCTTTCGTAACGTTTTGGATAAGAATCTTCAGCTAAACACTTTTGATATATTCTAAGTAAATGGTCTATCTTTTCGTTGGCAACCTCCATAACAGAAGCGTCTAACTCAAACATAGCTATTTCAAAAGGAGGTTGTTTTTCTACAACAGCAAACACAAACCTTGCGTTTGGACTTACAAGCTTGTTAGCTATAAGACCTCTTAGGTAATACGCAGCCTGTCTGTCATATCCAAACTTTTTAATACTAGAAGTAAACGCTTTAACTGAAGTAGTAGTTTTTAAGTCTACTACCAAATCGTCAGAGTCTCTTCTTAAGTCTATTAAACTTTTGCAGTTAATTATATGAGTCTCATCGTTATCGTCTCTAATACTTTCTGTCCATGCGTTTACAGACTCTGTAACAGCTTTATTACATGAAAACAACTCTTTCATTGTTTCGTTGTTATTGACAGCCTCTTCCATTCCTAGAATTTTAGAGTATTGTTCTGTCGTAAGTATTATTTTATTTCCAGCATTAAGCAAATGTTCAGCAAAAGCTTCTTTACCAGCTTTAGTTCTTTTGTCAATTTTTGGAATAATATAATATAAGTCATCAAACTTTTCTGGTTCTAAGACTTTACAGTGAAAAGCAGAGCCAAACACCATTGCTTCCGTAGAAGTAGATTGTGATTCTATTTGTGATTTAAAGTAAGCAGGACTTTCGTTTAGCCAACCTAACATAGAATTTGTAATGTGTGATTTGTCTTCGTAATAATTATCTTGATTTATCATAGTTTTATATATTATCTTCTTCTGTTTCTTGATTTTGTTTAAAGTATTCTCTTATCCTACTTTCAGAAAGACTAAATCTATCAGCTATTTCTTTTACACTGTAACCTTCTTTAAAATGTAAAATAGAAGCTAACTCAGCTTTTTTTCTTATGTCTAAGTCTTGAATAGGAGTCCATTCGTTTTTATGACTATTTCTGTTCATCTTTTTTAGGCTCTAAGTCTTGTTTTAAAAATTCTTTTTTATACAATTTGTAATTAGGCAAATGCTTTGCTGCTTCATATACATCATTGTGAAGTTTTTTTGCTGTGCCATAAAGCTCATCGTAATGTTCTTTAGTTACATAAACATCTTTCATTTGCTGCAACACGTGTTCTACAACCATTATAGTATATTCTTGGTTTGCTAAAGCATCTAAATAAGCTTTCTCTTTTTTCTTATTAAACATAATCTAATTCTTTTTTTAATTGTTTTTTTAATTGTTCTATTTGTAGTTTAAGGCCTACGTTTTCTGCCTGTAAGTTTTCTATAATTCTACCTTTGTTTAAAAGCTTATCTCTGAGCTTGCTATTGCTTGTAAGGATAGAAGAAACAAAATCATTTGTAACTTCGTCTTGTATGTATATGTTAGCAAGACCTACCGCTTGCATATATGACGTATTGTATTCTTTGTATATACCACACAAGTCATCAAACTTTTTACAATGATGTATAATTGAAGAGTGGTCTCGGTTTATAAGTCTACCACAGTCAACAAGTCCTAAGTCAAACATTTTAACTAAGACTACGCTAATTATTGTTCTATGATAAACCAACTGTCTTTCTCTACATTTACCCATAAACTCATCATAATTAACATGATTGTAATTTAGGTAGTGTTTTATAAATTCTTTTGCATTATCTAATTCTTTCATAATACTCTTATTATTACACCTGCTTCTTCTTTATTATAAGTATATGGCTCAAAAAAAGGAATGATAAACTCACAGTTATCATCTTCTATCCAGCCGTACTTAACCATTAAGTCTTGTACAGTCTGACAGGGATTTATGTAATCAAACCTGTGTCTTGAGCCTCTTATAAATTCAAAAGATATTTTATAGGGAGCTTCCTTACCTACAAGCATAGCTTTAAACTTCTCCTTGTTCGACAAGTAGTCAGCTTTTGTAGCGCTTATGTAAGTCATTACAGTCTTAGAGTGGATTAGCATTTTGCCAGTCCATCTCTTTCCGTTCTTGCTTGAAGGTACGTTACCCCCTATAAATATCTCATTCATAACAGATGTTATTGGTTAATTAAAATGGTAAGTCTGTATCCTCTGGCGTAGATGCAACAGGCTCAGTATCAAACTTGTTTTTTAATGCGTCCATGCCGTCTAATAATTGCTGGTCGTCAGCAGACAGCACTTTGTTGTATTTAGAATTATAAGTAAGTTTCTTACCTACCTTAGAAGACCATAAGTATTTTACAGCAGTTCTTTTAACTAAAGTTCCAGTCTCTTTATCTTTACCTACATACTCTTCAGAAACAAGAGCTACCTGAACGCGTCTGTTTAAAGCAGACTTACAAGCTTCAGCGTCTGAGTTAAACTCAGTAACACCACAGTTCATTAAGAAATCTTTTAGTTGTTTCTTTTTCCATTCTTTAGTGCTGTCTTTGTCGGTTTGTTTTACAACCCAAAATCTTGCACTTGCTTGTTTACCATCTTCTGTTAAAAGATAAAACTCAATAAAAGGTGAGCTTGTGTAGCCTTCTATCTCAGAAGAGTTTTTAAGTCCTGT